GGGGCTAAGAAATGATCGGCCAGATAATCGGGTCACTCGGCGGTCTGGCTGCAAGCTACATTGACGGCAAGACTGCCGTGAAGAAAGCGGAAGCCGAGACCAAGATGAAAATTGCTACTGGCGAGATAAGCTGGGAGCAGGCTGCTATCGAGGCCAGCAACAATTCGTGGAAAGATGAGGCTTGGACCGTTGCGTTCATAGCCATCGTGCTGGGCAGCTTCATACCGGGCATCCAGCCTTACATGGCGCAGGGTTTCGCTAATTTGGACGCTGCGCCACAGTGGTTTCAATGGGCAATGTATGCCAGCATCGCGGCGAGCTTTGGTATACGCACAGTAAAGGGTCTAAAGAAGTAAATGTTTCTCGCGGCCATCCTGATATGCCAGACGCTAAACGCGAAGTCTTGCACGGTGATCGCAAACTCAAATAATATATGGTATAGCGAAGCTGAGTGCCAAGCCGACGCGATGAACTTTGCGATGGAGTTGGCTGACAAGGGCTTTTTGGTCAAACCGTATTGTTTCAAAGTTGGAGAAAATACATGAGTAGAGCTACACCAGCGAAGGGCAAAGCCCGAGTTAAAGTTACATCAAGCGGGCGTAAAGTCAGCTACGGGCAGGCGGGCAAAGCGAAAGACGGCGGCCCACGGGTCAAGCCCGGCACATCCAAGGGCGATGCGTATTGCGCACGTTCTGCCGCGCAGAAGAAAAAGTTTCCCAAGGCTGCGGCTGATCCAAACAGCCCGCTAAATCTTTCACGCAAGCGCTGGAAATGCTCCGGCACTAAATCGAAGAGGACTTAATGAAATGGGACTGTACTCAAACATTCACAAAAAACGTGCGCGCATTAAAGCCGGAAGTGGTGAGAAAATGCGTAAACCCGGCGCAAAAGGAGCGCCAAAGGCCAGTGCATTTAAAGCGGCTGCCAAGACGGCTAAGGGCAAAAAGAAATGAGCAAGGCAATGGCAACGCTCCAAGCTAAAATCGGCGCAACAGCCGATGGCGAGTTTGGCCCAAATACAGCGCGAGCAATCGCAAAGCACTTCAACCTATCCCCGGCGCGTGGCGCACACTTGATGGGTCAGGCATCTCATGAGAGTGGTGGCTTCAAGCGAACCCGTGAAAGCCTGTATTACAGCACGCCAGAACGCATCCAAGCTGTCTGGCCTTCGCGTTTCCCAACTGTTGCCGATGCAGAGCCGTATGCCAAAAACCCAACCGGGCTTGCTGGCAAGGTTTACGCTGGCCGCATGGGCAATGAGAATGAAGCGCAGGCCAGCCTGTACATTGGTCGAGGATTTCTTCAGTTGACCGGGCGGAATAATTATCGGGCGTTTGCGTCCGATATGGGCATGCCAAAGGTTATGACAGACCCAGACTTGGTGGCTAACGAATATGCCTTCGAGACTGCGCTGTGGTTCTTCAATAAGAATGGATTGTTTGCCATCGCTGACGAGGGCGTGACGGATGATGCTATCAAGCGCATAACCAAGCGTGTGAACGGCGGCTATCACGGTCTGGATGATCGAAGCAACCAAAGCAAGAAAATCCACACTTGGCTCATGGCTTAGTTTAGCTAAGTTAGCTAAGTGGCGAAGCAAGATCAAAAAGCCAGCGCGGCGGTAGGTAGGGCCGGAGAGCATTTAGCCCTCGCCTACCTGTCGCTGGCTGGCTACATCTGCACGCTCTGCCAGATCAAAGATCACGATGCGTATATACAGACGGATACACAGACGTTGACCTTACAGGTTAAGACGGCCAGCAAGACGCATAAAACCAGCAGAAGTTACGCATTCCACACGCCCAAAAAGAATGTAGATGTGTCAGACGTGTTTGCGTTTGTATCCATTGAATTAGGCGCTGTGATCTTCCGCCGAGGTGATGAGCTGACTTCTGTGACAACATACATTTCGCCAGAAGAATTTATGGATGAAAAGCAATCAATGCAAAAAACATTCGACAGCTTCAAATAATCGCTTGTGGGTTGGTGTACGGTTGATTAAAAAGTCTGAGTGGGTGGCTCAACCGTAACCGTTGTTTATTGGTTGTGCGTTACCGAATGTGCCAACATCACGCCACCCACACGACTTCAAAATATAATGCCCACCAGCGCCATCAAGCCAGCGCCGCTTGCAAAGCCAAAGATGGCTCCTACAAGTCCGGCGATGTGAATTTTACGCTCCACCTCTTCGTCAATCATCACTCGTCATCCTCAAAGCAGTTATTCAACGGCTGAATAGGTTGCTTGCTAAATACCCAGCGCCATTGGCGTTTTGTGTAACCCGGCACCTCAACAAAATCACGCACGCGGTAAACCTTGTTCGCTTGCCACATTTTCTTGAGATAGCTTGATGTGCGCGGCACGCTGTCACCCAGCAGCTCAGCCGCTTCTGCTGCCGTCACACGCTGGTCATATGGGATCAAAGAAAACAGGCGATTGCCTTGGTCAATGCTGTGCTGTTTGCTTGCATCGGCTGCGCGCTGCATAGATGGGGCCATAGTTGTCGGCCTACGCGGGCCAGATGGCAGAGCTTCACGTTTGCGTTGGCGGTACATGAGATTTTCAAACTCCCACAGGCAGTGGCCGTATGTGATCTCGTAGCGCTCATGCTTATCGGTAACGCCCTCCAGCTTGGCCCTCAATCGCTCGGCTGCGTCTTTTGCATCTCGCGCTTTAGCACGTCGATTAGCGCTTGCTGCTCTTCCAGCCGCTGCTTCAAGTTTGGCCTCATCGCTGTCTTCTGCTCCGTCAGCATTATGCTGTTGTTGCGCTCCAGCCTTTTTATAATGATCTGAGTTTGGTCCGTACTCACGTTTTTTCCTTTCAAGTTTTATGTTTGCTGCCGAACATATGCGAGCTATTGTTGATGGCGATACCCGTAGCAATTCTGCGGTTTCAATCTGTGACATGCCTTGCTGAGCGCAGTCAAGGACGTGGCGGGTGAGCGCATCTGGATCGTATTTCACTGGTAATCCTCCAAGGGGTCTATCTGGCCTACGCCATTGCAGACTTCGCATTCTTCCATGTGGCTTCCAAAGTCGCCATGCCAAGTTGAGCTTTGACGAACCCAAACATCGCGCTCAACTTCGCCCTCGCCATCGCACTCAGGGCAGTTAATCCAATCTTCCATAGTTTTCCTCCTTATACGTTCTTGCATTTGCCTTCGTTGTCAGCGAACCACACATGGCCATCGTTTATGACCATGTGACCAGCGCCAATAAGCGCGTCTACAGCTTGCTTATATGTTGAGCGCGGATTTGCGGCTGAGGACACCTTGCCGATGAAGTGGTCTTTCAGCGTCTCTTCAGAGATAACCCAATATGTTCTCGGCTCTGGCCACCCAACCCCTCCGGGGTTTGGTTGCCCGACGCCCTCACCGCGCAGCTGCGTGAATACCTTGCGGATTAGGACTTGGTTCTTGCCCTTGATGCGTGGCTTGTTGGCCTCTTCAATCTCGCTCTCAGTAGCCTGCACAACGGTACAAGTCGTAACGCTGTCACCGTCCTCATCAACGCCAAGCTCGATGACGTTCAACTTAAACTGGAATATAACGCCCGTTTCCATGTCACGCTGTTTCGTGGCCTTTGCCGTGCGCAGGCCAGTGTTCTCATCGTAATCAAGCTCAATCTCTGTGTCGGTCGCAGCGCGTAGACTTGAGTGGCCACGCGCGCCAGCGGCTTTATCCTTGCCGGAGTGGTGAACCACGTCCAGGTGTGCGCTTGTAATCTCGCGCAGCTTATCGCAGTTGCCTATAAACTTTGTCATGTCCTCTGGCGAGTTTTCATTGCCGCCAGCCATTGAGCGGCTGAGCGTGTCAACAAATATGCACTTCACCTGACCGTGTTTCTTCGACACCTCACGGCACAGCTTCTCAAGCACGGCCATGTCAACTTCGCCGTCAAGCAAGTTGACCGGGGCCGGGCGCACAGCCAGCTTCACATTCTTATGCTCTGGGTATTTTTTCTTCAGCGCGACAACGCGATTGTGGAACGCCATGCCGCCCTCGGTTGCGAGGTATAAAACAGAGCCGCCAATAACCTTGTGGCCATTCCACTCCTCACCGCAAGCAATGTGCCATGCAAGATCAAGGGCGAAGAACGATTTGCCCACATTTGATGGTCCGTAAATTACAGACATTTGACCCTCGCCAAGCCAGCCCTTCACGAGATAGTTGCGGCTGAGCTGAGGAATGGCCTCGTCCGGCATGAAGATTTGATCCATGACGCTCTGCACGGTCAATGCTTTCTTCGCCGCTGCCGGACCTTGGTTCACCCACACGTCCGAGTAATCCCAACCCTCCATGTCGGGCAGGATGTACTCAACGCCCAGCTCAGAGAATGCGCGCTCGCACTCCTTGCGCCCGGCATCGTCATTGTCGCCAGCAATCACAAGCTCTGCCTCTGGCTTGGCTTGTTGCAGGTTGTCAATCACGGCCAAAATGTTGCCTGCATTTAGAGCGAACACGCATGGCTTGCCCGTGGCCTCATGCACAGTCGCGGCTGTTGCCCAGCCCTCTGCAACATATGCAAACTCACGAATGGGGCCGCCAATCACGCTAAAGTTGCCAATCACGGGCAGCTGGTAGGAAAACTTTTTCTTGCCGTCAGCATCAATAAACTGCGCGCCAACGCGCCTGCCCTTCACGTCAATGATTGGGATGGTTAGCGTGTCGCCGTCAATCTTGGCGTTGTGTAGTTTTATCTTTTTCTTTTCGAGGTACGGGTGGTCGCTCATAGCGTCACGCTCTGGCCAATCAATGTCAACTCTTGCTACCTCCAGTGTAGGCGTATGTCCGGGCTGTGGCCACAATGACATATCGCGCAGCCTGTCCTTGATGGCCTTATAGTCATTGCACTTGCGGCAATGAACCATGACCTCGCCTTGAAACTCTTTAATCCAAAACCTGTCTGTGCCAGCGCAGGATGGGCATGGTCCATGATACTCGCCCTGAGCAGTCTTTTTCAGCTCAAGGTTGCGTATGATTGTGTTGCCAAACTCCGACCAGCGAGCGGCTGGAAACTTGCTTTCTCTGTTCTGATCGGATAACATTTGCTTATCGCCTTTTCATTGTGGTGGGTTTCTTATGATATTGTGTGGCCCGGCATGTAAGTGTCGGGCCACACTTTTTTTAAATAGAGATTTTTATAACCTTTATTTGGTCATCTCTATTTGACTTCGCCTTCTTCAACCTCTTAACCCTTTTAGGCTCTTCGGTATCTGAGTCGCCTATGAGCTTCCCGACCTTAACCATATCCTGTATCAGATTATTAGCGTCCGACTTTGATATGGGCATAGACACAGATGGTACACCTTCAACACCGCTCAATTGATGTGTGAGCTTGTTGATCCTATACATCTGGTTTGGAGTTGCATAAAACATTTCACTCATGCTGTGATCCAAACGCAGTACATGCCATCATGCTTCCTAGTTGTCGATGACACTCCTCGCCTACGAAGAAGACCCCAAAAATAACGCTGCTGGCCCCTTTCCTTGAACTGCACGCAATCACCAGCCGACACTTGGTCAATTATTGCATTATATCTTGATCCGGAGCCTGCTCGGCCATTTTTGGCTCTTGGGATAGGCATGTTTTGAACGATAGTAACTTCCATTGTAGTTTCCTTTTCTGATTTATTTAAAACGGGATTTCGTCGTCAAGGCCAGCATGTGCTGCTGGCGATGGTGTGGATACAGGCATTGCAAATGGATCACTTGCCATTGGCACACCGTTCTCTGGTGCTTTTGCAGTAAACCCGCCAGACACAGAATCGAACGGATCATCGGAACCTTGCATCTCTGCAAGCTCCAAGACCTGCACAGCACGCAGCCTAAGCGACACGCCATTCAGGCTACCTGTATTGTATGGCACAACAACCACGGCCACGTTGACCTTGCTTCCGCTGGTCAGCATGAAATCATCCGGCAACTTATTGCGCTGAGCATCAACTTGCTTTGGTGGCTGTGTCTTGTCACCGCCATAAGCACCTTTCAGCTTGCACTTGCCGACGACTTCGCCATCGTCATTGCGTTTGTATGGAAGCATTGATGGCTTCTCTGGCCATTTGCGTTTTGTATCCAACGCCGCAGCGTTAGAATATGCCTCCATACAGATACGATGAAGCTCCTTTGCCTTCTCATCGGACATTACGAAGCTCATTTCGTATGCTGCGCCGTCATCAAACGCATCGCATTTCACTGACTTGTTCTCGTAAGTATCGAACTTGTAAGTGGAATTTAGACGCGGGTAACGTGCGACGACTTCTGTAATCATGTGTTGCATTTTGCAACTCCTCTCAATGTTGTGCAGCACCCCTGCACCGGGATAGGTTAAAACGCTTCTTCACTGTCCATCCATGCTGGCAAGTGGATCGTGTTTAAGTCAGGCCAATTCGTGACATATTCCTCAGTCTCAATCGCCTGCTTTATGTCAACCAATGCAGAAAGCATACGGTTGTGAGCGTGGCGCAAATACATCTCCGAAAGCTCATGGCACGCAGTGCAGTGCGGCGCGTCCTTTTCGATGCAGATGAAGATAAAGTTCTCCACACGAATGCCGTTCAGTTTCAAGACGTGCATGTAAAATGCAGCCTGCAAATCATATCCGAACTGACGCACAGAACGCTCAAAACCTCGTGGTGATGCGTCTTGTGTCGTTTTGATGTCCAGTACAATGCCTGCGTTGCGCAGGAGGCCATCTGGGCGCGTCTTTAGGTCAATGTCAATGTCTGGGTCAGTGGCGAAGAATGAAGCCTCGGCCAGCATGTCAGGATTTGTGAGCAAATGATTTGCCATGCGGTTCTTTAGGCAGGCATCTGCCATTTTGTTTGCCAGATCATAATCAGCCTCAGTGAGCAATATCTTGCCAGCAGCATCGCACTCATCTTTCAAGTCAGACCATGCCTTGCCGCGCCGGGTCTCAGGACCACGCACAACCAGCTCCTTCTCTGGCTCCAGCAAGTAGGCGTGAACCGCGCTGCCCAATGCAAATGCCGGGCTTTCCTTACGCTCACCGCCGAACAAATGCGCAATACTTTTGTTTGCTGCGGTCTTAATTGAAGTCGAGCCAAACGCATGATGCGCGTGATACTCTTCGTTCGACATGTCTTCCGATTTAATAATTGTCATGTTTTCCTCCGTTTCCTCATTGTTCGCATATATGCTTTATATATGCAATTTT